GTGTTTGAAGTACCTAACTATTTACCTATGAATACGGCTTACACAATAACTTCTGGCTTTAATGACGTAGTAGTGTTGGAAACTTCGGGGTTCTCGTCGTAAGATGTCCTTATGGACATTTTTATTTCAGTACTTATTGCAGGTTTTGCCGCTGGTTACATCGTTGAGTTTTTAGGCTCACTCTTGGGACGTTGGGTCCCTTCCCTTTTAATTAAGCAAGTTCTTAGTCTCCCCCTAAGTTTTGGGGCTTTGTGGATACTCGACATTAACGACCCGAAGATTTTTGTGTATACTGCTGCTTCTGGCTTTGTTTCGTTGGTTATTATTGCCTTCGTGTCTAAACCTGTTGAGGTTAAACAAGTCGTTACTAGGAGGTAGTGTGTCGGATTTGGAGTTGTTGGAGTTACAGCCAGCACAGTTAAAGGTCTTTTTGGCGATGCGTCATTTGGAGTCTCGGTGGGGTGAGGTTCGTGCGACTATGGAGATGTTGGGTGAGTTGACTGGGTATTCTCGGTCTAGTGTTCATCGTGCTGTTGAGTCGCTTGTTGAACTTGGGTGGGTTTCGGTTAAGCGTATGAAACGTAATTATGGGTTGTGGGATGAGAACCGTTATACCTTGTTACGATGTGGCATACGTGAAACATCTAAGGCTAAAATTACGGTCAGTGAGACGGATACTGGACGTGTCATCGGCGACACAACAACAGGTGTCTCTATTACTACTAAGTCTACTAAGTCTACTAAATCTACTAGTAAGTTAAATAAATCCCTTCAGGAGGGTTCTGTGGTTAATAATTGGAAAGATGATGATGACTTGGGTGGATTTGGTTTACTTGAGGGTGAAACACCTAGCGGTGCTTCTCCTGCGGAGAAGAAAAAGATTCACCGTGCTGAGAAGGCTATTGAGAAGTGGTCTGCTTCTGATGTGGCTTCGGAGTTTGCGGTTCGGGTTTACGCTAAGGTCAGGGGTATTCCTGGGCTGGTGAACACGAAGCGTTTGTCTATTGCGTTGGCTCAGAACCGTAAGAAGTTTGGTGTTACCTCGGTGCAAGAGATGGCTGCGTTAGAGAAGTTCTTCAGTGATGAACGCAACATGGCTACTATCCGTAAGTTCCCTAAGAACTCGCATGGTGTTTTCTTGAACGCTATAACCAAGTTTCTTGCTGAAAATGTTTCTGTTGAGACTGCTGTTGCGGTTGAAGAGGAAACCGTGTACGTTTATGCTTCTGACGGTAAAAAGTTTGATAACTCAATGCCAGGTCGTGCTTCGTTAGCACGCTATGAAGAAAAAATGAAGGGCTAAACATGACATACAACATCGGCGAGATTGACTCGTTGAAACGTAACTGGATTTTCAATAAGTCTAATATTCCTCGTCGCTTTATGGGCTTGGAGCCAGCAGACATTATTGCTCGCACAGGCAAGTTTCCTGAGATTATCGAGGAGTGGCTTGAGTTGGCTTTTGAAGGTAAAGTCATCAAGAATGTTGGCGGTCTAGGAACTACTGGCGTTGGTCTACTGTTTGATGGTGGTCCTGGGTTGGGTAAGACTACTCACGCTGTGACTACGTTGATGGAGTTTGTTCGTCGTATGCCCGAAGAAAGCATGGCTCGCATTTTGGGTATCCCTGCTGGACTATCTCCAGTAGACATGAAACCGATTTACTACATGACTTTTCCAGAGTTCCTATCTCGCAAGAAGGCTTTGATTGACGCAGACTCTGATAGCCGTGCTGACCTGTATCGTGAGATGGAAGGCTTCCACGGTCGTGCTAAGGAAGATTGGCTAAACGTCCGTGTACTAGTCCTAGACGACCTAGGCAAAGAGTATGGCTCTAAGTATGACGACACCTCATTTGATGAGATTTTAAGGTCTCGTTACGACAAAGCATTGCCTACAATTATTACAACGAATGTTAGCCGTGATAAGTGGTCTGCCCAGTACGGAGAGGCTATGGGGTCTTTTGCTCATGAGGCGTTCCATCGTGTTGCCATTATTGGCAAGGATTTACGTCAGGGATGAGGAAGAGACTTATGGAAATTGAGTGGCGTACCGTTCAATTCTTTTTAGATGAAGAAGAGTTTATTATTGCCGAAGTCGCTGTTGACGCAATGAACTCCAAGAAAACTCGATGCTCTTGTTCTAGGTTTCAAAAGAACGCAAGGTGTAAACACGCTAAGTTTGTTCAAGAAAAAATCACCGATTCTGGTGGTGTGTTCAACTTAAGGATTCCCGCAGGTGTTGATGATGAGGCCGCTATGGACGCTTTGTATGATACTGATTTGTTTCGTGAACTTGTTTTAAAATACGGCAAAATTGAGATTCTATGATTCGTGGAGACATTTCAAATGACACACCGCCACGTATCATTGTCATCATTGACGTTGTAGCGGAAACAGACAGTAAAGAAGTTCGCACAGGTTTTATGCAAAAGCAAATCAAAAGTTTTGTAACTAAACTAAATCTTGCTGCGTTATCTCATCTTTGGAACGTAGGCAACAAGTACGGGTTGTCTATTGAGTTAGCCGCTTTTGCTGAATCTGGCTGGGACCAAGAAAACCTAGATAAGATGATGAGCACTTTAGAAAGAAGAGTTGCTAATCCTTTTAATTACGCAGAAATATATACAGACATAGATGATTTTATTTCTATCCTTCCATATCGTGCCAACTTAAAAGGTGTGGTAGACATTAGAGAGCGTGTTGCAAGATACGGCTCCTATGGTATAGAAATAGATAATCTTTAAAAAATAGAAGAGGGCTAAATGGCATTGGACAACGAGCAAAGGCTTGTAAGTAAGGTAATTAAAGACCGTGTAATAATTCCTGTAATTGAGCAGGGGATTAAAGATGAATGGTTTGTAGATGACGATTTGCGTCGTGTATGGAAGTTTATCCGTGAGCACTACACCAACTATCGTGTAGTTCCAACAGCAGAGACAGTTAAAGACAACTTCCCTAACTTCACTATCTACAACATTGAAGAGTCAATGGATTACCTAATTGACACGATGGTTACTTTCCGTCGAAACATACTAACCCGTAATGGTTTGCAAGACGTGATGCTAAAGATGTCACAAAACGACCACGAGTCCGCTCTTACTGAAATGAGTAAGACAGTTACTAACGTCAACGCCCAAGGAGTTATTGGAACTACTCACGTAAACCTTACGGAGAATACAGACAAGCGTTTTGAAGAGTATGAGAACTTACAGAACAACAAACTGTTAGGTATTGCGACAGGCTTCAGCAAGATTGACGAAGCCACTTCGGGTCTACAGGGCGGACAGTTAATCACTATTATTGCTCCACCTAAAACAGGTAAATCGCAGATTGCTTTGCAGATGGCGGTAAACGTTCACGCTACTGGCATGACCCCGATGTTCCAATCTTTTGAGATGAACAACCATGAGCAGTCACAGCGTCACGACGCTATCCGTGCTCACTTGTCTGCTACTCGTTTCCGTAACGGTAAACTACAGCGTCTAGAAGAAGAACGCTATAAAGAGTTACTGACAGAAATGAAGACCGAACATCCATTCCATTTGGTTGACGCTATGGGCGGGTTAACTATCGATGCTTTGGTTGCCAAGATAGAACAGTTAAACCCAGACATTGTTTTTGTTGACGGCGTGTACTTGATGCTTGACCAGATAACTGGTGAGGCTAACAGCCCACAAGCACTGACCAACATTACCCGTGGCCTAAAAAGAGTTGCTCAGAAGATGGACATTCCTATTGTCATCACAACACAAACATTGCTGTGGAAGATGAAAGGCGGAAAAGTTTCTGCTGACTCTATCGGTTACTCATCCTCATTCTTTCAAGACTCAGATGTAATCCTAGGTCTAGAACCAATCGAAGAAGAAGAGAAGCAACGACTACTTAAGATTGTTCAATCTCGTAACTGCCCACCTAGTGGTGAAGAAATCACATGGGATTGGGAGACTGGTTGCTTCCACGATAAGCAAAAGTCAAAGACCTGTAAGTACTGCACTCCTTGGAGCATCTAATGCAGATTACATTTGATGTAGTAACTGCCCTAGATGCTTTAGGTGTTGACTATGATGTCCGAGGTAATGAGGCAAACTCTCTATGCCCACAACACTTTCAACGCACAGGTAAAGCGGATAACTCTCCTTCATGGTGGATAAACCTATCTTCAGGTATGCACACCTGCTTCTCTTGTGGATACAAAGGGAACTTAATCCAACTAGTCTGTGACGTTAAAGAGTTCTATATCCAGTCATGGGGAGACATCAAGTCCTATGATTACCAAGCCGCCAAAGATTGGCTGAAGGTTAGTGCAGATGTTTCAGTAGAACAACTAATGGAGCAATTAAAAGACTTACCCAACTACATCAACGGTGCACCTAAGCCACTAGAGATGTCTGAGGCTCGTTTAGCAGTATTCACTGCACCACCAGAAGAGCAACTAGAGAACCGCAAAGTTACTCAAGCCTCGGCAGAGAAGTACGGGGTTTTATGGGACACCGTTAAACAGTCTTGGGTTTTACCTTTGCGTGAGCCTCACTTTAAAAAACTTATGGGTTGGCAGGAGAAGGGCACAGTTGACCGTACTTTCTTTAACCGCCCAACTGGATTACCTAAATCAAAAAC